TGCTCGTTTCTTAATACGGTTTAGTGATAAATCGCTAAAACTTTCCAGTGTTGATAATCATTATCTCAACAGATCGGTATCTGTTGATAACCTTAGCGAAATTATCACCGAGGAGTCACGTCATTCTTTTTATTTATCCTTCGGTATTAGTGTTCCCAGACAATTAGAATTAGAAAATCAGTTCGATTCCTATGATTTAGATGATTTGTGTGAATATGAGGTTGAAGAACCGACGCTTAATTCGAGTACTATGCAATCGCTTTTATATATTAATTAGCACTACCCTTTATCCCCACACTAACTATTCCCTTTTAGAATGGTAACCCCAATCAAAAGAAATACCCCACAAACCCGTAGAACTCGTAAACCCGCAATCAAACGAGCTATTCGCAAACCACGTAATACTACACTACTAAATAATGTCCGGACTGTCGAGTCTATTACTCGTGCTCTTGGAAAGATGCCCAAGCCTATGGCTAACATGGGTGGTGCCTATTTACACTGCCGGATGGATCCGTTTTCATCCGATGGTAAGGGCTCCATTCCAGATGGCGGCAATACTGGCTTTTTCACTGTTGATAATCGCACAGTGGATAATATTGTCATTGGTGATTCTGGTAATTATATCATCCAGACTTTACCAACGTTACCTTGCTCCGCAGTAATGCTCGGAACTGGAGGTGCAACAGGAACTAAAATCAATGGCGCCAACATTGTGTGGGGAACTGGACCACCAGTTCTCGTGCCCAATCTTTCCGTCACTGCTCCACTTAGTGTCCTACCTCAATGGCTATCTGCTGTCGGCACCCTCTACCCTGGCCAATCGTTTAATGATGTTTACAACGCATCTAATGCTCGATTGGTCTCGGTTGGGTATAAATTGACTTACACTGGTCAAATTTTAAGCTGTGCAGGATCCATTACTGTAACACCCAATGACGTCGCCATATCCCCATTTTCACAAGTCACCAATGCCAGCCCTTTCGCGGTGGCCAATACGTTGGCTGTCACCCTAGATACTAGCGATCTTTCAGGATCATACTACACGAAGACAGGTACTAATGTGCTACAACTGGACGGTTCGACCAATCCAAACGCATTAACCAGAGATTCTGTGGTATTCCGACCTGAAGAGGGCGTCTATATCATACCAAAGCATAAGACAAATGTGTTTAAGAACATTCCTATCACGGACACTGTCTCAGCATTAGTTTCCAACCCAACATCTGACCAGACTACTGGCGCTCTCACTTTTAACATGATCAACGCTACCAATTCTGCATTTCCAAATTCTGTCTATCAGGGAGGTGTTATTTGGTATGATAATGATTGGTCTGGTGTTCAAGTGACGATCGCTGGCATGACACCTGGTTCTACATTCAGATGGGACACCATCTGGTGTATGGAAATTAATCCGGCTGTTTCATCCCCTTTTGCTTCACTAACAGTGAAAGCATCACCTAACAATCCATCTGCCATTACTACAGCTCAAGCTGCAAGCAACGCCAAACCTGTTGCTGCCCCAGGGAGGCCGGTAAACCCTGTAATCGTTTCACCGAGCTCCATGGAGAGTTCACCACCACCAAGAGAACCCTCTTCATTTAAGTTTCATAATGACTACTATGTCGGAGATTTTAATCCTCTCACCGACTGGAACTCTAGTATGACCTTTAAGAAGGAAGATGGGTATCTCACTCTGTATAATGGAAAGGGGGGTAGTTCCTCCTATGAAAGAAGGAGGCCTTAGGGAGGTACCAGATTACTCTGGTATTGCCCGAGAGGCATTGCGTAAATTGCGTTTAGGTAAAATCCCTAACTTTAGAGAATATTTAGTCTCTCTAAATGATGTTCAGCTCAAACATGTCGGCAGTATTGTCTCCAAGGACCTTAGGAAAGTCTATGGTGAAACCGCTGCTTACGATGAATGGGCTTCGCATCTTCCACTTAGTTTATTTGATTTAATAGGCATCAAAACCTATGAGTCAAAGTTACCTTATAATATGCAACCATCATATTTATTTTGGCCACAATCCAAACATCCCTCGTTACTTGAGTTAATTTGATTTCTTTTGTTTTAGTTTAGTGTTTAGACAGTGTGTTATATCACTGCCAGGAAAGGAACCTGTAAAGCCACCAGGCTGCCCATGAGGCAAACGAAAATAAA